GGGCCGGGGGAGGGGTTGACATATGTTGTACTTTTGTAGTAGCCACTTACGCACAAAATAAGCTAAAATTAGGAAAATTACCCTTAAATTAAACTCGTGTAACCCCTTGTTTTTACTCGTGTTTGTACTATTACTGCTTTTACTCCTAAAATAGCTTGACTTTCGTGTAAACTTATGTTATACTATTGTTGTATTTAGGGACAATTTATGTTATGACCGACGTTGTTAAAAAAAGAGGTCGTGGCAGACCCCGGAAGTCAGAAGTAGCCGCTGTAAAGCCCGGAAATAAGGGTGTAGTAGGCCGACCTAAGGGTGACGCAGCGATAATTAACGAGTACAAAGCTAGGATGCTTGCTAGTCCTAAGTCGCGTAAGGTACTTGATACTATTTTTGATGCTGCTTTGGACCATGACCATAAAAATCAAGCTGCTGCTTGGAAACTTGTGATGGACCGTATACTACCTGTTGCTGCCTTTGAGAAAGACGTTGTTAAGGACGGTGGTAGGAACGCTATACAAATCAATATTAGTGGTGTAGGTACTGCTGAAGTTACAACACCTAATATAATCGAAGGGGAAATAGTAGAAGATGACTCTTAAGCATTTCACCAGAGAAGAATTCGATTGTCAAGAATCAGGTACAAACAATATGGAACAGGAGTTCCTAGAGAAGTTAGATGAGTTAAGGGCATACTGTGGATTTCCTTTCTTCATTACTAGTGGATACAGACACCCGACACTGCATTCAATAGAGCGTAAGAAAGAGGTTCCCGGAACTCATGCCCAAGGGATCGCGGCTGACATAAAAATAACTAATGCCGCTGATCGCCTTAAGCTTGTTAGTCTTGCTCTTAAACTTGGTTTCACAGGGGTAGGTATTGCCAAAGACTTTATTCACGTAGACACTAGGGGTACTACTCCAGTGATGTGGACGTACTAGTGGACCTTAATATTGAGTTACTGCCTTGGCAGCAGGAAGTATGGTCAGACGACACACGGTTTAAAATAGTAGCAGCCGGTAGACGGACAGGCAAGTCTAGACTAGCTGCTTGGTTGTTAATAGTAAACGCACTTCAGGCAGACAAAGGCCATGTATTTTACGTCGCACCTACTCAGGGACAAGCCAGAGACATCATGTGGCAAACCTTGCTTGACTTGGGACACCCTGTCATTAGCGGTAGCCATATTAATAATCTGCAAATTAAGCTTGTCAACGGAGCAACCATTAGCCTCAAAGGTGCTGACAGACCAGAGACAATGCGAGGTGTTAGCCTCAAGTTTTTAGTGTTAGATGAGTACGCAGACATGAAGCCTGACGTATTCGAGCAGATCCTGAGACCAGCCTTGGCTGACCAAAAGGGCTGCGCAATGTTCATTGGTACGCCAATGGGAAGAAACCACTTTTATGACCTTTATAAATACGCGGACTTAGACGATGATCCGACTTACAAAGCATGGCACTTTACGTCATACGATAACCCTTTGCTGGACCCAGACGAAATCGACATTGCTAAACGCTCTATGTCATCTTATGCGTTTCGTCAAGAATTTATGGCGTCGTTTGAAGCCCGTGGTTCGGAAATGTTTAAGGAAGATTGGGTACGCTTTGCAGAAGATCCGCCGGAAGTAGGCGAGTACTACATTGCGATTGACTTAGCAGGTTTTGAAGAAGTCAACAAAAAACGAACTAAAAACTCTAAGCTTGACGACACAGCCATTTCTGTGGTAAAAGTAGAAGACAACGGGGATTGGTTTGTTGAAAACATTATATACGGGCGATGGACGTTAGATGAAACAGCGGTCAAGATTTTTCAAGCTGTGCGTGATTACAGTCCTGTTTCTGTTGGCATTGAAAGAGGAATTGCTAAACAGGCAGTTATGTCTCCCCTTATGGACTTACAAAAGAAGTATGCCCAGTTTTTTAGAGTTGAAGAACTAACGCACGGTAACAGAAAAAAGACAGACAGAATAATGTGGAGTTTACAAGGTAGGTTTGAAAACGGTACTATTACCTTAAACAAGGGAGAATGGAATAGCAGATTCTTAGATCAGTTGTTTCAGTTCCCTGATCCACTAACGCACGATGATTTAGTTGATTCACTATCCTATGTCGATCAACTTGCAAACGTACCCTACGGTATAGGGGACATAGAGTTCGATGAACCTGAAATTTTAGATATTGTAGCAGGATACTGATATGACTGAACTATATGAACAAGATCCATTGATGATCCAAGAGTCTCTAGAAGATTGGGTTATAACTAAGTGTGAAGATTGGAGGGATAACTACGAAAGCAATTATGAACAGAAATTTGAAGAATATTATAGATTATGGCGTGGTCAATGGGATCCTGCTGACAGTGAGCGTGGGTCTGAGCGTTCCCGTATTATTTCTCCTGCACTTCAACAGGCAGTTGAGTCTAATGTTGCTGAGTTAGAAGAAGCGACGTTTGGGCGTGGTAAGTGGTTTGACGTTAGTGATAACTTTGGTGACACGGATAAACAAGACGTACAGTTCCTGCGTAACAAGCTTACAGAAGACTTTGAAAACTGTATGGTACGTAAGGCCGTTGCTGAATGCTTGATTAACTCAGCAGTGTTTGGTACAGGCATTGGTGAGATTGTCATTGAAGAGATGAAGGAAATGGTTCCTGCAACTCAGCCTGTCATGGGTGGTGATTTACAAGCTGTTGGTGTAAACATTACTGAACGTGTGGTTGTAAAGCTTAAGCCTGTGCTTCCTCAGAACTTCCTAATTGACCCTGTAGCAACGTCTGTAGAAGACGCTATGGGTGTAGCTGTTGATGAGTTTGTGAGTAGTCATCATGTTGAACTACTACAAGAACAAGGCGTGTATAAGGACGTGTACGTTGGTAACGCTGCTCCTGATACAGACCTAGAGCCTGACCAAGACCTTACTGTTTACAGTGACGACAAGGTACGTCTTACTAAGTACTATGGTTTAGTGCCACGAGAGCTTCTAGACGCCGCTATGAGCGACGATGACGAAGAAGAGGTACAAGAGGAAGGGTCTGATTCAAAGTACGTAGAAGCCGTTGTAGTAATTGCAAACGGCGGTATCTTACTTAAAGCTGAAGCTAACCCCTACATGATGCAGGACCGACCTGTTATTGCTTTTCCTTGGGACGTAGTACCCGGACGCTTCTGGGGTCGTGGTGTATGTGAAAAAGGCTATAACAGTCAGAAAGCCCTTGACACTGAATTACGTGCTCGTATTGACGCACTAAGCCTTACTATCCACCCAATGATGGCTATGGATGCTACGCGCTTACCTAGAGGCTCTAAACCAGAAGTACGGCCCGGTAAGATAATTTTAACAAGCGGAGACCCTCGTGAAGTACTTCAGCCTTTCAACTTTGGGCAAGTTAATCAAATTACTTTTGCTCAGGCCGGAGCCTTGCAGCAGATGGTACAGCAAGCAACAGGAGCCGTTGACTCAGCAGGAATTGCAGGTCAGGTTAACGGCGAGAGTACTGCCGCTGGTATTAGTATGTCTCTTGGCGCTATCATTAAACGCCATAAACGCACACTAATTAACTTCCAACAATCTTTCTTGATTCCTTTTGTTAAGAAAGCAGCTTATAGGTATATGCAATTTGACCCCGAAAATTACCCTGTTGCTGATTATAAATTTAACGCTAGTAGTACTTTGGGTATTATTGCAAGAGAGTACGAGGTTACTCAGCTAGTTCAGTTGTTACAAACTATGGGCAAAGAGTCTCCGTTGTACAATACACTAATACAGTCTGTTGTTGACAACATGAACTTGTCTAACCGTGAAGAACTAGTTGCGGCTCTTGCTCAAGCCTCACAGCCTAACCCACAAGCACAACAGATGCAACAACAGGCACAACAGTTGCAGATGCAGTTCCAGCAGTCACAGACTCAAGCACTAACTGCTCAGGCTCAAGAGTCACAAGCTAGGGCTACTAAGTTAGCTGCCGAAGCTGCTGTAGTTCCTCAAGAACTAGAAATTGACAAGATCAACGCTATTACTAGAAACCTCAAAGAAGGTGATGCTGAAGATAAAGAGTTTGAACGCCGTATGAAAGTGGCTGATACTCTCCTCAAAGAAAAGCAAATAGAAGGTAAGACTAATGCTAATAACGCAAAAAGAAATGCAGTCCCTACTGGACCAAGTCAACGACCACTTCAAAGGGACGTTCCAGCGCCTCAAAATCCTAGAGGACCAGCTGAACCAACTGGAAATCAAGGTGGAGGGATTATCTAATGGCAAAGAAAGCAGACCCAAGACTAGCACGAGCAGGAGTAAGCGGGTACAACAAGCCAAAGCGGACGCCTAGTCACAAAACTAAGAAGTTTGTAGTCGTTGCCAAGGAAGGTGACACAGTCAAAACCATACGTTTTGGCGATCAAAACATGAGTATTAAGAAGGACCAACCTGCACGTCGCAAGTCCTTTAGAGCGCGTCACAAGTGTGACACAAACCCACCCAGTAAACTTACAGCTAGATACTGGTCATGTAAAAAATGGTAAGGAGATAGTTATGCCAATGGGAAAAGGAACATACGGAACTAAAGTCGGACGCCCACCAGCTAAAAAGAAAAAGAAAGCTGTGCCTGTAACACGCAGCAGAGGTACAGGAAGTAGACGAGGTAAATAATGCCTAAAGCAAAACCTAAAAAAAAGTCAGGGCCTACACCTAAAAACAAGGCGTTGTATTCTAGAGTCAAAGCAGAGGCTAAACGTAAGTTTGATGTATGGCCTTCTGCTTATGCTTCTGCATGGTTAACTCGTGAGTACAAGAAACGTGGAGGTACTTATGCCTAGAAAGGTTTCTACAGGAGGTGCTAAACGTCCCAA